AGCATCGTTATTCGCAAACGCATGCGACACACCGCCATGCGCGTTCGCATTGTTGTACCCGCGATAGACCACACGGAAGGCTGCGGTACTTATCCAATATTTATCGCAATAATATGTACTGGACGAGCCGTTAGCTGTTCCTACCGGTACGATATCCATGTATTTACCATGGGCAACACCTGTTATCCACTGGTCACTGGTCGTTTTACCCTTCACACAACGCACCGTGCCGTCCGGCATCCAAATACGCCATTTACCTTGGTTGCCACTATCGTTGGGTAAATCAACACCGTCCATCATCTCGTACTTATGGCCGTAGATGTCCTCATAGCCCAGACAACTGATATTGTTTACCTGAGTCACGGTCGGAGAACCATACTCGTCCTGGCCACGATACCAAGCGTACTGGTGGATAGAACCATCCACGATGGAATTCGTGATCTTGTCGTTTATTTTATACGCATCGTCATAACCGATCGTATCCTGCATACCATAACCGGCTGTACCGCCCGTGATACGATTGCTCGTATGCTGACCGCCTCCGCACTGTTCCTGGCTGTCACGACGGCCATATCTTGCGTAAAACAAGTTCGCTATACGGGAGTGCATCAACGCGTCTATCTGTTGCATACCGCGCTGAACCGAGTAATAATGAAAGTCGATCCAGTTCATGCTGGCCGTCGTGGAATTACCCGTTATGCACGAACGCAATTTGCTACCTACCACGCTACTGCCTACTACCGCGCAAAGATGTTCCTCGTTGGCCACCCAATCGGGCTCCATATCCTCGATCTTGTCGGAGTTGGAAAGAACGACCTTGTCGAACTCGGCCGTGTTCAAGATCGAGAAGTGCAAGGCCGTGGCGTCCTCCGGAACATCCGATATCAAGTACATGCCGGCCTCGAACTTCAAGCCGATCGTTGGAACCACGATGGTTTTGACTACGTTTCCGGAGCCGTCTACAAATATACTGCCGGCCAGACCCGTGCCGGGAACACTCGGAAAACGCACACGCTTATAGCCTTGTACATCCACCTTGCAGACTGAATAGGTCTTGTCCGTGCTATAGGAGTCTTTCAGCGTGGGCTTGCCACTCAAAAGTTTACGTTCCGCCAGGAAACCGCCCTGCGTGCCTTTGATATCATCCAGCGTCAGCACTGTCACAGCCGGGACGGGAGGCATATCGTCAGGACCATTGGAACTGTAACAGCTGTAATATTTCTCATTCAGGTAATCATTGACACCTTTCGACCAGAAGAACGGCTCGTACATCATCCAGTCACCCTCGCTGCTGTCAAGTTTGGCAGCGCTTCCGTCGTAATATTTATTGCTGGTGGTATCATCCAAAGGACAATAGGTCATCTCACCATCCAAATTGTTGATGTCGACCGCCTGACCCGCCATCTCCACTTTACGGATCGTGGGTTTCTTCGTCACCTTGGCAAGCACACGGTGGCGCTTCTTGAGGATCGCCGTTACGTGGGCATTCATGACGTAAGCATTTCCATACTTATAGCCGGTCTCGTTGTCCGGGTTGGAGATATTGGCATCGTCCGGTACACTCTCATCCGACTCGATGATACTGTAGGCCGGTTGCACGATCTCCAGTTCCGGATACCGCTCACGATACCGGTCGGCCTGTTCGTCATCCATGTACTTTGTCAGGCAGAGCCTGCCACGCAATCCGGAATGACGGTTGTCTATCGCTCCGGTGGAGGTATAGGTACCATAATCGTAGTATTTCCCGAGCAGCCTGCCGTCATCCTCCATATCGATGTCAAGGACAAAACGCTCCAGTTTACCGCTACCGTTCAACTTGGCCTGATGAAGACGTTCCAGCATGGCAAACCCGTCAATGCCCGGACAACCCATGAACCGGTAGCCTCGCACGTTACCGATGCCATCCAGTACCAATCCGCTCTCTGCCAACCTGGGAAGATATTCCAGAAACAGTTCCTCTATCGTTTCCGGCAAGCATAACTGCACAACAGGCGCACCGGTGGCAAGTTTCACGCGGGTAAGCCCCGTGCCTCTCACGTCCAGCTTCTTCAACCGTCCCTGCCAGCTCAAGTCCAAGGTCGTCACGTTGCCGTTATCGCCATTCCGTGCCAGCAGGTTGTTGCGCATATTAAGCTCTTCCAGAAGAAGCATGCCGTTCGTAGAGGCCATGAATGAACCGTTACGATAACCGCTGGCTTTCTCCACGCTCATGTCAAGTTTAACCAATGAGGTAAGCAAGCCGAAATTGAATCCGATGGCGAACGCGTCCTCATGCCACACCAGCTCCTTGATTTTGGCCGCGCCGATAATCTTCAGCGGGTCGTTCTCACCGAAGGCACGGGCCAGCTGCAGGGAGTGGAACACGTCCGCATCCACCACGCCGCTGTCGGCCTGAACGCCGTTGCTGGTGGAAAGCTGCACACGGTACGGGATGGTCAGCCGGTACTGCATCGGCTTCAGTTTGTATGCCTTGTCCAGCGATGCCGTACTCTGGTAGAACTGGGCGCCCAGCGTAGAGACATAACCGTACTCCACCTGCTTCAGGTCATACCTGCGCTGGATGAAATAGTTACGGTGAGCTTTCAACGAACCCTTCAGACCGTAGATCTGCGGATACGTCTGTTTGGCACCGTCAGCCCCCACCGGCATCTCGTTCAGGAACGGATACACATACTTGAAGATGCCTGATTTGTTGTACAGCCGGCTGCACCACTTCTTCATCTGCTCGGTGTCGAAATGGTCAACGGCCTTCTGGATGCTGAAGGCACTCATGAAGCTGGTACCGCCGTTCACACCCCTGGTCATCACTTCTTCCAGCAGATTGCCCATATTGCCCAGTATCAGGTTCCACAGCCAGCTGTTGTGTCCCTGCATCACATAGGCCCCGTCTCGCTTCGTCTGCCGGTTGTCGTCATACTTCCCGGTCAGGAACGACTTGTTGTCCGAACCCAGCTGGCAGTCACCGTCGTAATAGGTTATCCACCACATCACGCCGTCCCATGTCCGCACCAGCATGTTTTTCGCCAGCTGGTCCACACCCAGGTTGAACTGTACATACAGGTAGTAGGCGGCCAGGTTGGGCAGGTTGAAATACTTCCCGGCTTCCGCCTTGAAGGTCGGGCTCGCCCATTTGGCCGTCGGGAACTTGTTGCCGTCATCCTCATAGTCCACCCCGTCAAAGGTGTGCGTCTCCTTGTTATAGGCCAGATTCTTGCCGGCAGGCGTTTCCTTCACGCATTTATAGAGGAAACTCATCATGCGGTCAAGCGCCTTGTACATCTTGTCGTACTTGTCACCGGTGCCCAGGTGTTCCTTGATGTTCGGTTCTTCTTCGGCATCACCTCCGCCATCGTTCCAGAACACGTCTTTCGGATGGTTGAACTCGAAACCGCCGTCAAAGTTGAAATCCATGAAGTCCGTATGGTCGGGCTCCGTGGACGGCAGCCAGCGGAACAGGCACAGGTCGTTCGAGTTGTTCAACGTCTCGATGCAGATGGGCAGGTATTCCTTCGGCCGTTCGCCGTTTGCCTGCAGGTAGTTCAGCGTATCGCCGGTCCCCCACTGTTCTTCGCCGATGGTCTTATCCTGGCCGAATATCGGGTAGCTGTCGCTCTTCTCGTTGTTCATGTTGTACTGGCCGTAGTAGGTCAGATCCTCATCCACGCTCTTTGCCACAAACAGGTCACAGGGCAAGCCGTCAATGGCCGAGCGTATGTCTTCCTTGCACGTATCCGCATGGTCGGCGGCATACTGCTGGGCAGGGGTCAGGATGCCCATTTCCTTCATGCCGTCATGGATGAACTTCGCGCCACCGGTGTTGGTGGTCATGGAGGAGTCCGAAAAGTCACACTTCGCACAGGCGAGTTTTGCCCCCACCGAGTTGTCCCGCAGTCGGAACAGGTTCTTCTTACCCTCCGTAGCTGTCGGGTTGCTCTGCTGCCCGTTACCGTCTATCTCGCCGTAGCTCATCCGTGCCGTGTAACCGCTGGCTGTCTTCTGGAAGTAGAAGCGCAGGTTCTTGCGGGCATAGTTCACCGAACTGGTACCCTGGATACGCAGATAAATGTCACGGGCTATCCAGTCCAGCGCCCGGTTCTCACCGTTGTAGAATCTAACTTCCCGGCACAGTTTGTTGGCCTTCTTGTTGTTCAGCTGGGCCAGCGCATCCATCACGTTCAGCGTGTCGCTCTCGCTTGGCACCTCACTGCCCACGCTGCCCGTGCCTATCAGTACCAGGATCGAGTTCCGCCGCTTCTTCATCAGTCCCATCAGCTTCTCCATGCTCACCGTGTCCCCCTCGTTCAGCACGCGGTTGTCCTCATCCAGCGAGCGCACGCCCGGTTCCCCGTCGGCATCCTCCAGATGGTTGCGGTCCACGATGTAGTTGTTAAGCACCTCGTCCGAGGTCAGCGCCTTGTTATAGATGCGCACGCTCTTCACGTTCAGATCAGCCCCCTCCGATTTAAACTCCAGCTGGCTCCGGATGTCGAAGTTCACCTTGTCCAGCCACTTCGAGGCGGCCGACTCCTCCCCGTTCACATAGAAGCCGATCAGCGTCCGCTGCTCGTTGGTCTCCACGTCCGGGTAGAACACGTAAGTGATACGGATATTCTTACCGGGTTCAAACTTCGTACCCACCGAGTCCTCATAGCGCAGGACCTGACCGGCATCCATCGCCTCCGTCACCACGCCGGTAAGGAACTTCGCCTCCTCCGGGGTCACCACCAGCCCGTAACGGTTGCCGTTTTGCAGGGTGCCCAGACAGGTGATCAGCTCCGCGTCGGTGTCAGTCACGTTGGCCGTGCTGTATTCTATCTCCAACGTCATGCCCACGTCGCGGATGGCAAAACCCTCGGGCTTGTCCGCCTCATTGAATGGGCGGTACCCTCCGTCGGCGGTCAGGGTCATGCCTGCACCGCCGGCCAGCAGCAGGCGGTCCTTGTGCCAGCCGCTTCCTGCGCCGTATTCGTTCACGCTCCACAGCACATCACGGAATTCCATCCGTTTGTCCCCGCTCACCCAGCTTTCCGGGTTGTTTTCCGTGTTGCTTCGCCCGAAGGCATCGAACGTGCACACGGCATCCGGTGCCAGCGTGGCTTCAATGTCGGGGTGCGATGTGGTGTTCACCTGCACCTCAAGCACGGCATCACCGCACGACACACGGTAATCCAGCGGTTCCACGTTCACGTTCGTCCGCCCGTAGCTGCCGGTCTCACCGCGCTGCAGCAGGTCTTCCTTCACCACACTGCCTCGGCTGGTCACTTTCACACGGGCCGTATACGCATCCCTGTCATAGCCGGCATACGTGAAGTTCCACGCCGTGAACTGCTCTGCCTCCAGTACGGGGTGCTTCCAGTCACGCTGGAACCCTGCCGCCCGGTGGTTGAACATCATGCCGGCATAGGCCGTCACACCTTCCCCGGCTTTCAGCAGGGTCAGGTAGTGTATCTCGCTCACCACGCCGGAGTTCTCGTGCAGCGCATAGGCTTCCACCACGTTCATGCCATCCCGCATTTCACTCAGCGCAACGGTGACGTTCTTCTGCTGGACACCGGAACCGGCTGACAGGCCAAGCGTATAGGGCTGCCCGCCATTGATACGGTAGTAGATGTTCTTCTCGCCACTCGTTCCCTTAGCTGTAAATGGGATGTTCACGTCGTTCCGGTATCCCCCGTCAGCCAGTCCGTTCCCAACCGAATAAGTGGTACTTAGTTCCATCGCCACCATCGTCACCCTGGCGGTAGCGGTTTTCATCAGCGTACCGCCATCATAACCGGCCTGCGCCTCCACCTGCACGGTGTAGGTCGTGGCATCCTTCAGGTAAGGCGACGCGTCAAAAGTATAGCTCTGACCGGCCGTAACGCCGACAAACTCCGCATCCTGGAATTCCGAAAGGACCGTGGAGCCACGTTTTACGACCACCTTGGCCTTCAGGTCGCTGTAGCCACTCACCTCGCCGCCACCGGCCGTGCCCACGCCAACGGCATATCTCACCACGAAACCGGTACCCAACGACAAATACTGGGAAGCGGGCAAGGAGGAACCCGAAGCATCGGTCAGGTCTATATTCACCACCACCTTGTCATCGTCGCTATACTTGGAAAAGCGCACCTCCCTGTCGCTTTCCCCGCCTTCGCCATCCTTCTGCGTGACTGTCATCACGTACTGAGTGCCGTCCTCGCTGTCCGTCACGTCGATATTCGTCACGGTACCCACCAGCGAGGCGAACACCGCGCCGCTCGTGGGGGCTTTCGTCTCACCGGCGGCCAGCTCCTCCGTAGGGGTGGCCTTGTCATCAATACTTTTGATATAGTTCTCCACCAACCGGCCGCTCACCGGAAGATTACCCGTGGATTCGTCACCGGACCAATCGGTCTTCTGCATATCCAGACCGTCCTCGTCATACACTTTTTTCGCCATATCGTTATTCTTTAAAAGTTATTTCATCCGTTTCCAGCCATCCGTTCGGCTCCAGGGTTTGTCACCGCGCCAAAAGCCCGCGCCGAAACAGCTCCGGATGGCTTGCCAAACCAGCCTGGCCCCTATATAGACCGTCGCCACCACCCGTTCGCCTACACGGATGGCCGTCACCTCTTTGTTTCCAACACTTATCATACCTATTCCTCCTCGTAAATCAGGTAAATGGTCTTGCCGTCCTTTTCCGGGAGACTTTCAAACTCCTCCTCACTCATCTCCTTATGTTTGTAGCCTTGGGCTATCGCATCCTCGGCCTTCTTCGCGGCCGCCTCCGCCTTTGCCGCCGATTCACCCGCCGTTTGAATGGCCTTTTTTGTCTCCTGGGTGGCCGCTTCCATTTCGGGAGCCAATCCCTCCACCCTTTCAGCGGCCTTGATCGCCCGGGCCGCCGCGTCATCGGCCGGCTTGCTCAATAAGGTGATCGGGACGTTCACCAGTTTGTCACCTTTCTGTCCCGGCAGGGATTTGACCCCGCTCAGCGAGCCGACCGTCTCAAGGGATTCGACACTCTTCGATTCCGCCTTGACCGCCTCCAAAACCTGGGCGATATCCGATTCTGTCAGTGCCATATCAAACCCCTCCCTCTATCAGTTCATAAACCTGGCCATAACCGCCGGCCGTCAGGCTCTCGCCGCATACCTCCTTGATAAGCGTACCCTCCTCGGTGGTGATCTCCAGGATTCCACCGCCCTGGATGATACGCTGGCACAGGACGTAAGCCTTGAACTTCTCATCACGGCCTACCGGTTTGTCTTTTCCGTAATTGAACAGGGCCTCCGCCACGGCGGTGGCGATGTTGTCGCCGCCAAGCTCGTTCCCGTCAAAGCCCCTGAATCTCCTGTTTAAGTCAACTTTCATATCTCTTTGGTTTTAAATGTTTATTCCCCTGTATAGCCGACAATGATGCCGCCCCTCACGATAAGTCTTATTTTGTCAAGGTCGGGATTCTGGGCGGCACCATCCCCCCAGTTCACACCCTCGTTATACACGTATGTACCGTCGGAATTGCGACTCTTGATGTACCGGAACCCTTTCGACGCGCAAACATCACTTGTCAATCCGTTACCGGTATCCCTTACATCTACCGGACCCACAAAGAACCCGGCATAGGTCATACCGCTGGCCGGGTAGGTTAAGGAGCCTATCGATGCGTATATAGCGGCCCCACCGGATGTCGCCCCGACTGATTTTACGCCAAACCGACCACTGGTAGCGCCATTGAAGGCCACGTCCACGATCCCCTCCGTCGAGGAACTCGAGACTCCCAGTTTCAAACTCCGGGAATCGTTTCCGAAATAATCGCGGCTCTTCCAATACAGACGGCCGGAATCGATGGTAAAGCCGCCGATCTTACCGCCGCTCGCCTTGACAGTACCGCTGATGTTCGCGTTCCGGGTCTCGATACTCCCGTCCGTGAGGACCTTGAAATAGCCGTTAGCCGTAACAAGCCCCTCCAGTTTGATTTGGTCGGCTTTAATGGTGACACCGGAAACAAGATTGCCGAACTCGTCACGCTTGACATAGACATTCAGTTCCGCTTTCTTTACAAGCCCGTTGCTTGTAACGCCCTCAGCGAACAGCTTGGAAAAATTGGCGGTAGTCACCAACCCGGATTTATTCCGCAATTCCCCGTTCTCATCGAAATGGACAGAAATCAGCCTGTTATATTTGGCCGTCGTGATAATGGAGGATGCCTCCAGCACATTGCCGTCCTTATCGAAATTCGCCGCCGCGATTCGGATCATCTTCTCCGACTGGTCGAAGAACGTGGCATACTTGTACGCCAGGGCATCCGTCCGGTCTGTCGAGAACACCAACAAGGACACTTGGATAACACCCGTGAACGACAGCTTGAAGTCACCGGTCCCGTTCCACAGCCCGGAATGGTTGAATACCTTCTCCCCACCGACCGGCAAATCACCGTCGTAAGCGAACATGTTGAAATTCTCGTATCCGTTCTTGTTGGAATTGACAAACTCGATACGCAGGTGTCCGGCCTCGATCACCTTGTAATGGAAGGACAGGTAGACATAGCCCGGAATGCGAAGCCCGTCCCCGTTCAACTCCTTGAAATCGGGAATCGTGCGGAAATCCCCGTTCTTCTGCATGATATAACTGTTCGTTATCCTGACGTAAGGAACCTTGCCGGTCTTTACGACCTCCACGTTGCCGTTCTCGCTCGATGCTAACAGTTTGTTACCGGCAAGAATCCACTTGCCGCCGAAAGTCAGGAACGCGGCCTTGTACCCGCTTATCCATTTACTCATCCCCTCGGTAAACGTGGTGTTATCGAAAAAGCTCTGCTCCTCCCTCACCTCGTCACGCAGACCCTCCACGGCTGATTGTATCTTACCCTCCGTAATTTCAAATTTCGTCAGGATATCCTCGCCGGTCATGAGGACGAACGTACCTTTCAAATATACGTTGTCGCCATAGAGACCGTTCCCGTGTGGTTGGCTATTCGCCGGGAAAGCACTGTCCTTGATACCGTCAAGATTACCCACCCGGCAGCGCAAACAGCCGTTGAAGTTTTTCGCCATCACGCCATCCAGTATGTCAACACGTGGCTGGCCGTCCTCCGTAGCCGCTATGCTGATCAGGTTCTGCCGGAGCGGGTTTTCCGTGTTACCCATAAGTACACACTCATCGCCCGCCTTCGGTTCCGTCCCACCAAACTCCCTCTGGGGTACCGTTATCCCTTCCGCATCGCCTTCCGACACTTCCACCCAGTAACCCCGAATCTCCGCCCCCGTAAAAACGGCACAGCGCATCAGGTCGTGCGCCACGAACGTGTTCTCTTGCTCAAAGGAGATGCGGTAATTGTTGCCCTCCTTGGCCACGGTCTTGATCTTACCGTTGGCGGCGGAGACAACCAGCTGCCCCCTTACGCTGCGTACCGTTTCTATGAGCAGCTCCAGAGCCACCAACGTCTGCCGGATGGTCGCCTTGTCTATCGTGAGATTACTCAGCCCCGTTATTTTATCTATCCATATCTGCCAGCCCTCGCCGAACATACCGTCCACGAAACGGGTGCTCCGGAGCAGTTCCCGGATAACAGCCGTCAGAAACTCGGCATTACCTTCGCCATCAACATTACCTCCGGATTCACCGGCCTTGTAATCCCCAAAACAAGCCCCTTTCAGAAAACCGATCACCTCGGCCGCGGTATCCCGACGGTGTTTGCTCAGGAATTCCCTTTGACTTCTTTTTGCCGAGTAAAGATTGTTGTCGGTCGGCAGCGTATTATCGAAGCTCCGGATAATATCGGGAAGGGCCGCGCTACCGACCTTATCCTTCGTATAACTTTTCAGTTCCACGATGCTGTCGTTTACCCTGTCAAACTTGGACACCTGCAGGGCGTCGCTGATCTCCAGGTCCATCTCCCCGGGAAGGTTTACCTTACGGGTGATCTTCGTAATGCGGCTCCTGCGGTAGCCGTCCTTGGGGAAATACTCGGCACTCTCCAAGCGCACACGCCGGCCGACAAACAAATCGACTCCCTGCTCCTCGATCCATACGTGATCGGTCGGAGCCTTGTAAGAGGCGATGTCCAGCCAATATTCCTTATTATAGTCATCGACGGCTTTCCGGAATTCCTCCTCTGCCAGAGGGTAATATTCATCCGGCATCCGGACGTTCCAAAGGATATAGGTATCCCCTGCCTTCGGAACGAGCTTGCCGCCTGGAAGCTGCGTGTCGTCGCCATAAGGCCAGATCGTGATGATCTCGAACTCACGGGTGGCGCTGTCGAAGTTCACCTCGAAATAATGGTCGTCCCCCTCCCCCAGCCCGGAAAGGTCGCCGCTCTGGAAGGAGACGCGTTTCGTCTCACCGGCCAGCTCGTAATCGTTAGGATCGAAATCCAGCCCTCCGTCCTTGAAGTAATAGACGGTAAAGGTCTTCCCTTCCTCGTCCTTTACCTCCTCACTGCGCACACTGCTTACCGTTCCCACCCGCCGGGGATAGATACCGCTGAAGGCGTCCTGCTCGTAATGGTCATAGATACCGTACTCGTCCACGCCCACCTCCACGTACTTCTTTTTTCCGGGGAGCATCAGACGGGGGCTGCCGTATTTCTCCGCGTCGATGTTCCGGCTGCTCCCGATCGGGAAAAGGCGCGTATAGAACTTCGCCGTATTGCTCGTATCCCGCTCCAGGGAGATCAGCCCCTTGCCGTATCCCAACGTGATCTCCTCGCCGTGCTCGCAACGGCACACGTTCACCGTCTGCCCCTCGACCCACCATTCGGCCTTGCCTCCCACCTTGCCGGCGATCTCCTTCAGAGCCTGGTCGCAGTACATGCCCTCATAGTCGATCACGATAAGATCGGTACCGTCCACCTGCCCCACCTTCCAGTCGGTAATGTTACCCATGCCGTCATTGATGGCCTTCACCACCATCGCCACATGGTCACGGGGCGTGGCGGTCAGCGTGAACAGGGGGTTGGTGTCACCGTCGGTGGTCTCCAGCACCAAGAAACGTTTGATAAGGCTCTCGATGCCGTACAGCTTCAGGTTATACTCCCATTCACCCTCGCTCACCTGCTTCGGCGTGTAGCGTTCCGTCAGCCAGTACCGTTCACCCAGATAGTCCGTGTAGTCGTTCACGTCCAGGGGCACGAAGGCATAATAGCTGAACGACAGGGAAAGCACATTCTCTCCCTGCACTTCCTTGCTTTGCGTCGAGCTGTCGTTCACAGCCACGCCCGCACGCTTGGTTCCGGCTTTGTCATATATCGTTAGAAGCATATTCCAATAGCGTTTGAATGGTTATATAATCGGGTTCGGTTCCCGGAACTTTACCTTAAATTTGCCGGCATGCACGCCTTCCGTCCACAGGTAGGTCAGCGGGGTAAACTTCGTGCAGTCGGCATACTTCACACGCAGTGTCAGATCAAGTTGGGGAAAACGGATGTCCAGCCAGCCGTCCTTCCCTTGTTTCAGAAAATTCACAAAGGCAAAGTACTGTTTCATCCAGCCTGCCTTGGTCTTACTGTAAAGGGCAAAGTGCAGCGTCACGTCCCGCGCTTCATTCCGTGGGGTGAGCACGGCGCTGTATTTCTCCCCGTGCTCTTCCCGGATGGACACGGCGGTATCCTTCTTGGCCTTGCTCGGGGTCAGGATGGCCGTCAGGTTCTCCATGCCCCCGCGCCGGTCTTCCACCAGGAACACGCCGTATTCCGTCCAGATGTCCGTGCCGTTCACCAGCACCAGTCCGCTCAGTATATTGCCCATATCACTTCACTTTTAGTCCGTCACGTATCATTTTCTTTATCACTTCCTTCAGTTCGCCCAGGTGTCCGGCACTCACACCGGTGTTCTCGGCTATCCGGGCCAGGTGGCCTTCGGCCGTGTCCATCTTCTCCGACACGCTTTCCAGCCGGTCGTCCATGCTGCTCCAGTGCTGCAGCCCGCCGGTGAACATGCCCTCCAGCTTCGTACCCTGATCCTGCGTCATGGCCGTAAAGCCGCCCGCTTTCGCACTTTGGCTCGTACCACCCTGCTGCGTCTTGTCATAACCGGTGGCCGCCGCCAGGTTGTCACGCAGGGCAAGGGCTTCATCCATATACTGCATGTACTCTTCCATCAGCGCGTTCCGTTCCGCCTCGGTCAGTTCGTTGTCCTCCATGGCCTTGCCGAACTTCTCCCACCAGCCTTTCAATTTCTCGCTATACAGCTCGCCTATCTTGTTACTCAGCATGGCTTTCATAAAGTACTCGGATATATCCTCCGCCGCATCCTTGGCACCGTACTTCATGTTCATCAGGTTGTCGATGAAGCTGCTGTACATACCATCGAATGAAATGCCCGTCAGCCCTTCATACAGCTGGTCGGTCAGTTCCTCCAGCTTGCCGGCCTGGTCTATGTAGTCATCCAGCTTCTCGGTCAGTCGCCCGCCATAGCCGCCCTTACCGGTATTCTGTATCTGCGTCCACATGTCCACGTTGCTGCGCAGCGCCTTCATCTCCTCCGGGCTCAGGCTCCACAGGTTCCCGTCCCACCGGCGGCCAATCTGTCCGCTCAGTTTGTCTATCTGTGCCTGGTTGAAACCACCCCAGTAGTAGTTCCACGAGTGGTGGCTTTTGCTGTAGCGTGCCTGTTCCTGCGCTATCTGCAGATAGTTTGCATTCGTCTCTTTCTGGTATTTGTAAGCATCCCGGTAAGCTTCCACCGATTTAGTCCCCTTGCTTGCCTTGATGGTATCGGTCAGGTCCTCAATGGAGGTCTGCAGTTTCTCGTTCCGGTCTGTAAGGCGGTCTATAGCCGCCTGCACTTCCCTGGCGTTTCCGTCGATGCCGAACAGTTTGTTGAAACCTCCGAAAGACACCGTGTTCAGCAATCCCCCGATACCTTTCACAAGGGAACCGCCTATCTGTTTGAACAGGTCTCCGCTGAGGATATTGTCGAGTATTCCGGTTATCGCATTGAAAATGGTGTCTATCAATGATGAGATAATCGGGCCAATACCGTCTTTCAGCAAATCCAGTATGGAGAGAATGGCCGATATGATCTGCCCGATGACTCCGGCACTTGACAGGGTCTCGGACATCCGGCTGATGGCATCACCGACCTTGCCTCCGATATTCAGTTTTGACAGACCGGTAAGCATATTCTGGATTCCTTCAAATGATCCCTGCAAGGTTCCGCTTGCAAAGCCGTGCAATCCGTTGGATACCATGTTCAACCCGTCAACCGTGTCCCGGGAGGCACTTTTCACCTCCCCGGCAAGCGCCTTCATTTCAGAGGTGGCGTTCAGGTATTCTTCGTCAGCTGAAGCACTGGACGATTGGGCCGTTTGAAGAGCGATTTTGGTACGTTCTATTTCTGCCTGGTTACCGCTTTCAAGAGCCTTGTTGTAATCGGTCTGCGCCGCTTTTAACCGGGCGAATGCCGCTTCCTGCTGCAGTTCCGCATTTTGCACACGTGTTACGGCATCCCCCAAAGCGTGCATCTGCGTTTGTAACCGGGCAAAATCCAATGTGCCGTTACCACCGGGAAGCATGCTTTGAATACGTTCAATGGCATCGTAGACGACCTGCTGGTCTGCGGCTCCCGTTTTTTTGAACTCATCCGTCTTGACATACTGTTTAAGCTCGCCAAGCAGGTTCTTCATCTGGTCTGCAAGCAGGCCTGTCAAATCCCCGAATGCTGCTCCCCAGTCTATCTTTTGGGTCAGAGCTTCCATATCCACTTTATGCACAGCCGCATCACGCTGCTTCTCCAAAGTCAGCCTTTCACCCTGGGACTGTGCCTTGCGGATTTTCTCGGCATATTCTTCAGCGATGGCCAGTTTCTGCTGCTGGAAGGTCCCGTATTCCTTCAGATAGTCACGCATGGCTTCCGCCTCTTCCCTGTACACGTCCGCCTCCGCTTTTTTCCTTGACTCGGTGTTTGAGGCACGGGCTTTTTCAAGTTCATCCTGTTGCTCCCGGGTAAGTCCGTTATCTCCGGTGGAAAGACCGGCTTCCTTGTTCTCACGCTTCCAGTCGGCTTCCTGCCGGTTTATCTCTTCTTTCCGGGCGTTATAGTCATATTCGATTTGTGCCAGTTTCTTTTCGGTACCGGCTTGCATACGGTCTATCTCTTCCTTCCGGTTCTCGGCCTGCAGGGCGGCAAGATCCTGCGCCAGCCTGCGCTCTATGGCAAGCCGTTGCTTGGCTTCCGCTTCCGGATTCTTCCCGGACTGCTTGGGGTCGATATGTCCGCCGATATTTCCTTTTTTGGCTGCTTCTGCCGCTTTCTTTACCTCTTCCTCCGCTTTTTTCAGATAACCGTCGCGTTTGTTTTCGGCATTTTTCAACAGTATGTCATAAGCTTCCTGATCATGTTTCTTAATGGCAGCCTGTGCGTCATAGAACTGCCCGGATTCTGCCATGCTTGACTGTATGATATATTGTCCCCATTTCCCGAAAAAACCCATGGCGCTTTCCGCCTCTTCCGGTTTCTGCGCCTTGATTTTATTCACCTCTTCATCGGCTTCTGCAGCTTTTTTTACAAGGTTCTGGACATTGGCCTGGTGCAGCAGAACCTGTACATAGTCCTCGCTCTTTTGGATAAGGGTATCATACCATTCGGAAAGTGTTTTATAATACCCGAAAGATTCCCCGTACTTGCGGTTCAGTTCCTCTACCTTCGCCTTTTCCTGTTCCTTGCTGCCGGTGAAGTTCTTTATTTCATCGATGACCGATTTCAGTTCGAAGCGGGTACGCACCATCTGGGCACGGCCGTCCTTCTCTATCTCGGTCATTTCCTTGAGTGATATGTTGAATTCATCCACGCCTTTTTTGGCACTGAACAGGTTTTTCGTCCAATCCCAGATTTCATCACCGTACATTACCAGCAGCATGATGCCGGTGGTCATGGCCGTCTGCCAGGAAAAGAGCGAGGACAGGACCTGTTTCCATACCGGTGTGCCTTTCTTGCCTGACTTCTGCAGCTCATCATATTCCTTACGGGCACGGGCCAGTTCGTCCGTAAAAATCGGCAGGTTGTTGGATATGGCCAGAAAGAACATCTGCGGTCCCATGGCCAAAGAAGGCATTTCACGTGCCATCTGCTGAATGCTGTTGTGAAGCCCGTTGAACTGGCGCTGTGCATTGGGCATGTCTGCAGGGGTGACCTGCACGGATTCCGATTCCTCCTGCAGCAGTTTCAGTTTGCCACGCAATTCCTCAAGCTGCTTCTCCAGTGCATGGATCTGCGCGATATTGGCACTCTGGTCCAGATTGGGGGCAGCCGTCTCCCCGGCAAGGCGCAGCCTTTCCAGTTCAGCCTCCAGCAGTCTGACGGTATTACGCAGTTCCAGCGCCTCACGCTCGGCCTTGTTCATGCCGGGCGTGAGTTTGTCCTTCATCAAAAATTCAACTTCTACAGGTTTGCTCATTCCAGTTTGCTTTGAAAAAATCCTACTATATCGTTCGCTTCATCCTCGGCGCTGTGTTCCGGTCTGGGAGCACCGTTTCCGCCGCCTTGCTTTTTCCGCACATACCGCGGCGCGTCGTTCAGCATCATGATCAGCGTCTGGTAATTCACACCGTCCAGAATGTAGTCCACACTCCAGCCCGTTGCACTCGCTATCTGCCACACAAAACCGAAAGGGCTATGGGAACCCTCATACCGGGTTCTTAACTCCCCTTCCTTGCCTGGCTCAGTCTCGGAGTCATCGGGTTCGCCCGCGCTGTCGAGCTGATAATACGCATAAAATCCTTCGTGCCCATCAGACGCTCGAATGTCCGGAACATAGCCGTCAGATAGCGCCACTCCACAAAGTTCCGCAGCACCCATGCCGTCACCCCGATACCCACGTGCCGCGACACGTAGCCCCGGCATACCGTATAGGCCAGCAGACGGCTCACGGCCTTGCCATGCTCCGCCACAAAGGCCAGTTCCTCGGCCTTGTCCTTCGGTTGCCAGTCGGGTTTGATACCCATCTTCAGATATTCCCTGGCCAACAATATCTGACCCCGCAGTCTCGGACGCTTCATCGTCACACGTACCTCCACCGGGCGTTTCAGCCACGGAAACTTCCACCTTTTAAGCAGAACGGACACGCCACTGTCAAGCAGCGCGTCCGCACACTCCATCTCTATCAGTTGTTCCAGCCGGTCAGCCATACGTTAGCCCTCCTCGCTTTGGAGCGATGCTGCAGCCGCGGCTTCCGCCGGCGGCAGCTTGTACTGCCCCCACTCGTCCGGTATTGCTTCCGTATCGAACACGCCGTAAGGCTGCGAACCGTCCTCCGGCATCGCCACTTCGAGCGTAACCTCTATCTTGGAGGTTTCCGTAAGGGTCAGCTTGCCTGCAGGATTGGAAAGCAGCGTGGCGTTGGGAATCAGTACGCTCTGTCCGGACACGAGGGAGAGTTCCCATGGTCCCTGCATGACAAGCACCTCCGATGGGGCTGTCCAGCCGATCGGAGTTTTCTTTTCCGAATCTTCTTTCTTATAATGCAGGCTGCCGCCAAGCAGTTTGTGCAGGTTCGAATAGTTCATCTGGATAACGTTAAATGTCGGGGCGATGCCGCCGTTACTCTGTGGGATGACCAGCACCGGGGCACCCTGCACCTGTTCGGCCTCGATCTTCGCGGCCTCGGGTTTCTTGCCGCCCAGGTCAAACGAGTTCTTTTCAATATACCCGATTGTGAAATCCTTATACTTTACGGCTCCTATGCCGTACATAAAATTCTTGTTCATCTTTTTTTCAGTTTCATTGTTAATAACATACCGACAAGCAAGCCGGCAACCATTCCCCAAGTAAACACCCGCACCGGGTTCGGAGGACGTTTTTCCTCCGTTTGAACGTCATTTGAAATTTCGTTCTTGGTCTCGCTACGGATACGCGCCAGCTCTTCTTCATACCATAGCACCAGCTGCTGCAGACTGTCACACGAGGCTTCGGCCACGATGTTCCCGCTGTCGTCGCTGCCTACGGTCAGATTCGCCTGTCCACTCTTCCCGCGATACACCGCCCCTTCAGGAAGTTTACGGAGGCTGTCCGCCGGTATAGTCAGCTTCACCGAACTCGCCGGTACCCCCGCCATCACCAGTCCCGCCCGTCGACTTCCGCTCGCGCTGTCGGCGCTTGCCGTTTCCGTCCGGACTTCCCGGTTCATGCTCTTTCGGTGACTCGCGCAACCTGTCAAGCACAGGGCAATCGTCACGATGAGGACAGTTCCCGGCTGTATCAATAGCTTTTCTAAGACGGGCCATCTCACGTGTATTGCGGGCCAGTTCTTTCTTTGTTTCACAAAATTCATCTTTCAGAGGTTTTACAATATTCTCCATCAAAATGCGGGTGGCATGTTCGGCGTTATCTATGCGCATAGCCTCTGCACCGGCCTCGGCCTTCATCGCTTCCGCTTTCGCTTTTCTCACAGTAGCCCGCAAGGAGCCAATGGTCGCCACCGTACCAACCAGGCCGCCGCCAAGGATAATGTTCATAAATTCGCTCAAGTCCATACCACCCGGTTTTATTATTGATTAATACCTATTTCTTTCAACCATTCCTGCACATCGAAACTCGGACAGGCTTTCGCTGCCAGTTCGTTGTGTCCTACAATGCGTACATCAGGAAATTTCCGGTGAAAATCCTTCACATACTTCTCCAGTGCCTTTTTCTGACAGCCGGTGCGGGTGTCTTTCGGGGTCTTACCGTCTTTTTCCACGCCTCCGGCATACACGATGTGACGGCTCACACTGTTATATCCCTTGGCTCCGTTGGTCACTTCCCAAGGGTCCACCTGTGCATCCTCATTGTTTTCTACCAGACGTTCCACGCCTCCGTTCAGGTGGAACAGGTCGGTATAGCCAACCTGCTTCCATCCTCTTCCTCCCTGGGCAACCGGAGATGTATGCCATTTGCGGATGTCCGCAGATGAAACCTCACGTCCCTCCGGAGTTGCCGTACAGTGTATTACCAGATATTTCAACTTTGCCATAATCATCATGCTTGATAGCCGCTCATCATTACCACTCCGGCATCCTCTTTCTTGGGCATGCAGATGAAGTAATGGCGGAAGTTAATCAGGTTACGCTGGTTCAACGGGTCGTTCTTTGACTCGGAATAATACATCTTGGTAGAGCCTGTTGCCTTGAAAACCCGCTGTTTGTAGAAGGCAAACGAACACGGGAATTCACCGGCTTCTGCCGTTGCACCCAATGCCTTTTTCACTCCGGCTGTAGTATAAAGCGGATTGTTGCCGTACTCATAGATTTCAAAGCCGTACAGGTTGCCTACCTTGCCGCTGTTGCGGTCAATGTTGTACTGCTCGCGGAATGCCTGGCTGGTCAGCAGCAGGTCATTCACATGGTCGGGGCAAAGCACCAGTCTGCGGCCGTCTGACGGCACGCGCAGGTTGTCAAGGGCACGCTTCATTTCCACAAGGTCATTCACGGTAAGGCGCAGACGGTTTGTGGCCGGATCTTTCTCGCCGGTAGTCTTAAGCACCGGGGTCGTTGCCGTATTCTTGTTCGCGCAAAGGGCATGGGCCGCCTTGGTGAACTTCGCATCATTGATACTGTTGGCATGACCTTCCTTTACACGGGCGGTCTTGTCATAGCTGATGGCATAAAGTTCGTCATCCGTAATCGGCGTGGCCTTGGTCTGGAATTTGTCAAGCTTGATGGCGATGTCCTTGTCTTCCAAAGCCTGTACGTCAATCGGGTAGGTCTTGTTGTTAATCAAGACGTCCGGATCCACCCCTACCTCTACCAGATGAATCACATCGTTGTTCACGATACTGCTTTGGTCGGGAATTCCTGACAGCCACGTGCCTTCCAGCCCGGCACGGAGTACCTTGACAAGCTCGCCCGTCCAGATTTCCGTATAAACCCCTTCACGGAGTATTGAAGCGCTCTGCGGAGCCATGCCCATGAAGGCTGCCACCGCATTCATTCCCACAGCTCCGGCTGCAGGAGAGAATCCCAGCACGGAAGCACACACGGCACCTGTCAGCGTATTGAACAGGAGTGCCGTCAAAAGCATTACAATTTTTCCCATTGTCTTCATTTTAAAGGTTTTCAAATTTCACAGGTCATTCCATATTCGGCCTTGTACAGACGCTTGTACTCCTCCGGGTTCTGCTCACGCATTTCAAGCAGTGCGTCACTCGGGACATCGCTCAGCTTGGCATAGGTGGACGGCTGTGCCTGCTGCTTGCCACCCTGGTAACTCAGCACGGTGGAGATCTTCACCTGGGGTTGCATGGCATCAAGCACATTCTTCAGCTCGTCGGATCCAACCTTCTTGCCCAGTTCGATAAACTGTGCCTTCTTGTCTTCCCCCAGTCGTTTCTCCGCTACGGCCTTTTCCACAAGACCGGTAATGCGGGCCAGGGTCAGCTTCCCGTTTTCATCTTTCAGAGAGTCATTCTCAGTCTTGGCCGCTTTCAGGTCATTCAATGCCCGGGTTACATCAGCCTCCGTCGCCGTTTCCGGCAGCCCCAATTGAAGGGCCAAAAGTTTCAGTTCCATTTCTTCTTCTGTTTTTTGATTATTGATTGATGGCAAGGGACATTTCCCGTCCCTTCCCAAAGTGATTTGTTTACCGTCTTTCATCAATATGATGGCATCATCGTTAGAACCAACGTCCACCAGAGAGACCTCGTACAGTTTACTCTTGGTCACGGTCGGACAAGTCTGTCCCGGCAGTAGATGTTCAGGCTGTTCGCTCAGTTCCAGGATATCTATGCCGGCACTTACCATTCTCAGGCTGCCGAACTCAAATTGTTTCTTACACCTCTTACTGAGGTCGGTCGCCTCGTCAAACACGGGTTCACCGGTCACCTCGCCGTCTTCCACCCGGATATCCTTCACATAACCGATCACGCTACCGCGCTGGTGCATGTACAGCAGTACCGGATTCCGGCAGTACTGCTCCACACTCATGCCCGATGTCAGCACGCGGCTTCCGTAACTGTTCAGGCTGTCATTTGAAATTCTTACACGTTTACTCATTTTTCCATGCCACGCCTTTGTGCGTTGGCTCTGCAATATTACGGAGCACTCGCAGGGCCGCCAAAAATGTGTGCAACGGTTGCACACTTCTATGAAACCGTTACACATTATTTTGGCGGCAAACCGATAAGCGGACAACTTTGCGAACAAATCGGGCAGGTGTACAGTCATTCCAATACCTGCCGTTCAAACCTATATTCTATATAATATGACAAAGGCAGAAATCGAAAAGAAGAAATCGCTCGCACGCTCACTATTCCTCTCCGGAATGGAGCAAACGGAAATAGCGGAAAAGGTGGACGTGTCTCGTGTCACCATATCCAAATGGTGTACCTCCGAAGGGTGGAAAGAAGCAAGGGCGGCAAAGAACGTCACTCGCCCGGAACTGGTGAACAAGCTTCTGCTCACCATCGACACGCTTATCACACAAGTGAACTCGTCGGATGACCCCACATTGATAGCCGGGCTGGGCGACAAGCTGGCAAAACTGTCGGCGGTCATCGAGAAGCTCGACAAGAAGGCCAATGTGGTGGATGCCATCGAAGTGTTCATGGCATTTTCCAAATGGATCGAATACCGCTCGACGATCGACCCGGATGTGACCCCGGAATTGGTAAAGGCCATCAACAAGTACCAGGACCTGTACATAACCGAACAGATGGGCATAAAATAACAAGGGCATGGCAACAGCAGCGGAAAAGAAACAGGCATACGAACAGTGGAAAGAACACTGCAAAAGGGTACAGTCCATTACGGATACGGCGCTGCTCGCAGGCGAGACACCGGCACAAAGGGACAGGCGCATTCTGCGGCTGCAGGGTAACTATGCCGCATTCTGCGAATATTACTTTCCCCACTTCCTCACCTTGCGTGACAAGACTACCGGGGAAGCCATACGCACCATTCACAATGCACCGTTCCACAATGCGGCAGCGGCCAAAGTAAGGGGTACGCCCAACCTGAAGGCGGTATTCATGTGGCCGCGCGGTCATGCCAAGTCCACTCACATGGACATCTTCGTCCCATTATGGCTCATGTTCCAACCAAAGCGGCTCATCAATTTCATGGTGGTGGTCGGCAAAAGCGAAGACTCTGCCACACGTCTGCTGGGCGATATTCAGGCGGAACTGGAACACAACCAGCGCATCATTGCCGACTTCGGCAAGCAGCAGGGGAATGCCTCCTGGCAGGATGGGGAGTTCAAGGCTGCCAACGGGGTGAAATTCCTGGCTTGCGGACGCGGACAGTCTCCGCGTGGTCTGCGCGACCGGGAAGCACGTCCGGACTACATCGTCATCGATGACTTGGATGACGACGAACTGTGCCGCAATGAGAAACGGGTGCATGACATTACAGACTGGGTAAAAGAAGCCCTTTTTGGTGCACTGGATGTGGGCCGGGGACGCTTTATCATGGTCGGGAACCTCATTTCTAAAAACTCGGTGCTGGCCAATCTCACCAAGACAAAAGGGGTGCATGTATCTGTCATCAAGGCAATAGACAAGAACGGAGAACCGGTATGGCGCGAAAAATGGACGAAAGAAGAGGCGCAGGAATACAGGGATTTTGTAGGCTACCGGGCATGGGAAAAGGAGATGATGCACAACCCCATCGTGGACGGCACTATCTTCCGGGCAGACTGGATTCGTTACAAGAAACTGCCCAGACTGCCCAAGTATGAAATGCTGGTCTGCTATACCGACCCCTCTTTCAAATCGACCACTTCCAACGACTACAAGGCTTGCCGCCTTTGGGGCAAGATTGGGAAGGAACTGCACCTTATAGACTGTTACGTCCGGCAGGATACCGTTTCCGGAATGGTACGGTGGCTTTACGACCTCTACGAGCGTACACGTGATACGGCAGCCGTCCAGTTCTTTATGGAAGCGAACTTCATGCAGGATGTCATTCTGGATGAGTTTGAGGCAGAAGGGAATCTGCGTGGATACCAACTGCCCATCATGCCGGACAAACGAAAGAAACCGGACAAGCTCCAGCGCATCGAAGCGGTGTCACCATTATGGGAACGCGGTTTCGTATTCTACAATGAGAAGTTGAAAGAATCGCCGGATATGCAGACCGGAATCGAACAGACCTTGGCACTGGAGCGTGGCAGCCGTATTCACGATGATGCACCGGATGCCGACGAGGGAGCCATCTGGATGCTGCAGCGCAATTCAAGGCAGGAGAGTTTTCAACCGGTGTTCGGTAAAAGGCCGACCGCCAAAAATATATGGTAACATGATACAGCTGATTAAAAGAATGATTTTTGCATGGCGCTATAAACGTGCCGTTGCCCGTGCTTGCAAGTATGCCAAGCTTTACGGAAGAAAGTACTATGTCCTGTATATGGGCGGCAAACTGAAAGTTGTCCCCAAAAGGAATATCTGCGAACTGATTCACCACCACCGTTTCCGCAAGGGAACCACTATCCGGGATATAGAAAAAATGGCATTGTTCATCACTAAATAAAAGTAAAGTCATGTTCATTACAGAAGAAGATTACAAAGTTGTCATCGGCGACAACGCATTGAAGGTCATCTCTCAGGTAAGCCCCAAAAACCGTGCCGATGCGGAAACGGTGGCTTTGGAGGAAATATCCGGCTATCTGCGTTCGAAATACGACTGTACGGCCATTTTCTCTGCACAGGATGAACAGCGTAACAAGCTCATCGTAACGTACGCCTGCGACATCGCACTCTATCACATGAGCGCGTCAGTTCCGCAGAAAATGGGAAGCGAGGTGCGCAAGGAACGCTACGAGCGTGCAATAAAAATGCTCGAGGGGATACAGGCCGGAAAAATTGTCCCTGATCTGCCTTTGGCTGTCGGAGAAGATGGGCTTCCGTCCGGAAATTCATTTGTTTACAGCTGTCAGAAGCAGCTTCATCATAACTGGTAGGACTATGGATATTAAAGACTTTTTCAGCGGTATGTTTTCCAATAAACCGAAAAACGTACTGCAAACGCCATACGGCAATTTTAATCTGGCCAAGGGGAAAGACATCAAGCGGGTGCAGAAAATGGTCATCGACCTGCAACGCACCACTGATGCACTCACCCGGAAGGACATCAAGAACTGGCGCGATGCCTGGCAGTATGCCATCAATGTGGACAGCCCCAGCCGCCAGCGCCTGTACGACATCTACCGGGACGCGGAAATAGACCTTCACCTCTCCGGGTGTGTGGAGCAGCGCAGAGGTTTTGTCATGGCGCGTTCTTTCAAAATCGTGGATATGAAAGGGGATGAGAACGAAGAAGCGGTTCACTTCTTTGACCAGTCCTGGTTCAAGCAGCTCATGCGCTATGCACTTGATTCAATCTACTGGGGACATTCGCTCATCGAATTGGGCGATCTTTGCACTGACGGCGACGGCTGCATCTGTTATTCGGATGTTAAGCTTATTCCGCGCAAACATGTCATTCCTGAGTACGGACGTGTCATAACCGACCTCGGGCAGGACTGGACTACCGGTATAGATTACCGCCAGCCTCCTTTTTCCGACTGGCTCATTGAGGCAGGCAGACCCGACGACCTCGGGCTGTATCTCAAGGCAGCTTCACAGACTATCCCCAAAAAGAACATGCTGGCCTTTTGGGACACCTTCGGGGAAATATTCGGAATGCCCATGCGTATAGCACGCACCACTTCGCGCGATCAGAAAGAGATTGACCGTCTCGACCAAATGCTGCGTGAAGCCGGAACCGCCCTCTCCATGGTGGCAGGAATGGAAACCGAAATCGAATTTGTGGAAAGCGGCAAGGGAGATGCATTCAATGTCTATGACAAGCGCATCGATCGGGCCAACTCCGAACTGTCTAAGCTTATCATCGGGCAGACGATGACCATCGAGGACGGAAGCAGCCTCTCACAGTCTGAAACGCACCTTGAAGTGTTCCAGAACCTCGTGGAAAGCGACTGTGATATGCTTCGGGATATAGTGAACAACCAGCTCATTCCGCGAATGGTGCGCCACGGGTTCCCTGTCAAAGGGCTGCGCTTTGATTGGGACTACTCCATTGACTACACACCCGAACAGCAGAAAGCCTACGAAGAAATGGTACTGCAGCACTACAAGGTGAAGCCTCAGTACTTTGAGGAAAAATACGGCATTCCGTGCGAGGAGAAGGAGCAGAAGGAAGAGCCGGACCCGACAGATCCGAAAAAAAAGAAAGACGGCAAACCGGCTGAAACGCTGTCCCGTTTTTTCGACTGAGCCCCGATGATTATTCGGGGCTGCACCAGCGATATTCCCGATTGTTGGAAAACAGGAAGCCCATCCTGCAGGCGGGAAAAACGGAGGACATCGAAAAAATGGCCAAGGAATGGGCTTCAATAATCAAGAACAAAGAAGCCAGAAAAGATGCGGAAGATGCAGCCCGTATTATCCTGGAACATGGCATCAAGCTTCCCAGACTGCTTAAAAAGAAAGGAGGAAAAACTTCCGGAGCAGAATACCGGGCACCCATGTTCGAGGGTGATGACGGTATTCTGTATTTCAACGAACTCCGTGAACGAGACTACAAATCGTACAAGGAAAAGAAAATGCAGTACCGCTCAGGTGCACAGGATAACACATTCCTTCATGAACTCGGTCACCACATCGATGCGCTGCTGGAGCCCAAAGCTTACAGCATGGTAGAGCACCAGTGGAACATGGAGAAGGTGAACAGGGAACTTATCGAAAAGGAACTGTCCAGATATGCCCTGGAGAACCGGGCCGAGTTTGAAGCCGAGCTGATCAGCGCAACACTCAGGGGGAAAACATTCTCCAAAGAACTGCTGTCATATTCCAATCTGCATAATCCGGAGCAGAATGAAGGAATAGCAAAAACCTTGCTGCAGTATGCATCCGGAAAAGATATATGCACACCGGTTGACCTGGTACGTGAAAAGTTCGAACGCATGATGAAGGTACTGTTCCGGCAGGAAGGGGCAAGTCTTGAAATAGGTATTCTGGCATCCGAAGAAGCGCAGGATTTTATAGAGACTCATTCTTCTGTCCTGAACGGATCATTCCGGCAGGTGGAAATGTCCGAGGCCATGCGCAAGCGGCTGGAGCGCTCCAACTATGTATTCTCCGGCTTGAAGACCTTCCATGAACTGAATGAAGCCTTTCCCTCCTTGTTGGATGAGAACGGCAATAGAAAGACGTTCGAACGCTTTTTGAATGATGTCCGGAAGATCGACGAAACATACAATTCAAACTATCTACGGGCTGAATTTAACTTCGTACAGGCTTCAGCTGAAATGGCGGCCAAATGGGAACGGTTCATGCAGGACGGCGACCGCTATTATCTGCAGTACCGCACGGCCGGGGATGCAAAGGTACGTCCCACCCATGCGGAGATGGCCGGCATTACACTCCCGGCTTCAGACCCGTTCTGGGAAGAATTCTATCCGCCTAACGGATGGGGCTGCCGCTGTTCCGTAGTCCAGGTACGCAAATCCAAGTATCCGACTACGGATCATGAAGAGGCTATGGCAAGAGGAGAGTCAGCTTTGGAACTTGACAAGAAAGGTATGTTCCGGTTCAATGCAGGCATGGAACAAAAGACGATGCCCGACTATAACCCATACACCATCAAACGGTGTAAGGATTGCGATATGAGCAACGGAAAGATGGAACTGGTCTTCGTTCCGGAAAATGAATTGTGCGCTGCATGTAAACTGGTTCGGGAATTAGCAAAAACCGATGCAAAACAAACACGTGCAGCAGCCAAGCCATTACAAGGAACTATTATCCGTAATACACATTTTCATCATGATGTGAATATTACAGGTACCTCTATTAGAGAATGGACTAATCAACCGCACAAACATTTCAAAGCCAAAAATCAAATGCTGCTGGACATAAACAATGTGTTTTCAAATGCAGCATACCTTGGCACAACAGATAACCATAAAGGTATCAAACGTGTCGTACAGTCACACATTTTTGAAGTGGAAGTGAGTGGAGAAAAAAATTTGCTGATTGTCCGTGAATATGATTGGGGAGAATATGTGCTGCATAGTATATCGGATAGTCCGGAACTTTACAACAAGATAAAAAAAGAATAGCAAAAGAAGCAATCTTCCGGAACTACAATCCGGCACTGGACTTCTAATGCTATTCCTCACTGCAAATATACAAAACAATTTTCAAAAACAACTCATTATGAACAAAATTATCGAATTTCTCAAACAAAGCAACCGCTATAAGCACCTTATTGGCGGCCTTCTTGTAGGATTTGCCGCCCTCAATCCGTGGACGGCTCTGTATGCATCCATTATCGCTGCCTCCTGTCTGGAACTCAAAGACAAACTGAAAGGAGGACTTTGGGACTGGATAGACTGGTCTCTTACCGTCATCGGCGGCATATTGTCGGCCCTATTTTGGTGGATAGTGTAATGCTTTAGTTCATTTTGCCTGTTAAATCAGTAACTTTGTACCCGGCGGAGCTTCCCGATAGTCCGTGTGGTCTATCGCGGGTACAACAATGCGAACGCGAATGGCGGTGTGTCGAATGCGAATGCGAATAACGATGCTTCGAACACGAATGCGAATGTCGGCTCGCGTCTGGAAATCTAATTAATCGGCGTACAGCACCGGGGACGTGTCCCCAATGCAGTGCCGAGGGAAGCAAGCCACAGCAACAGCACCCATTAGGGTGGAAAGCTGAAAAATCACGCGTCGGGTGGAGTTTGGTAGGCTGTTATCAGTTCGAAGAAGTCAGGCCCGGGGAAAGGAAGGCCCTTATCTTCCGTATTTACAAACCAACAGCAGAACCGTATGCGCAGGGAAGGATACATCATAGAGGAAATCATCGAATACTCCAATATGTCGGAGGCATTCGATGCCGTACTGCGTGGAACCGATCGTAAAGAGTCCACTCAAGGGGAAAAACTGCTTGCCCGTAGGGAGAAGGTTATATCCGAACTTACTGCTGCCATTGAAAATGGTTCGTTTCAACTTGGTGGATACCATGAGACGGAAATCAAAGAGTATGGCAAAAGTCGCATCCTGCAGATTTTATCCATGTATGACCGCATTGCAGTATATGCCGTAATGAACGTGGTGGACCGTCACCTACAGAAACGCTATATCCGGACTACCGGGGCCAGCATTAAACGACGTGGCACTCATGATCTGATGCACTGCATACGTACCGATTTGCAAAAAGACCCGGAGCGCACGCTGTATGCCTACAAGTTTGACATCCGCAGGTTCTACGACAATGTGCGGCAGGATTTTGTGATGTGGTGTTTCCGCAGGGTATTCAAGGATGAAAGGCTGTTGGTGCTGCTGGAGCGGTTCGTGACACTGCTGCCGGAAGGTATCAGCTTTGGACTGCGCAGTTCACAAGGAGCAGGCAACCTGCTTCTGTCTGTATTTTTAGACCACTATCTGAAGGATAGGTACGGGGTTCGTTATTACTACCGCTATTGCGATGACGGACTGGTACTAGGTAAAACGAAAGCGGAATTGTGGAAGATTCGTGATGTTATTCACGGGCAAATGGAGAAAATAGACTTGGAAATTAAGCCGAATGAACGGGTATTCCCTGTAGAAGAAGGCATTGATTTCCTTGGCTATGTTATTCGTCCTGACTATGTGAGATTGCGGAAACGTATCAAGCAGAAGTTTGCCCGGAAGATGCACGAGGTAAAATCGAGAAAAAGACGGCGAGAACTGATTGCCAGTTTCTACGGCATGACGAAACACGCCGACTGTAATAAGTTGTTTAAAAAATTAACAGGCAAAGAAATGAGAAGTTTTAAAGACTTGAATGTCGCTTACAAGCCGGAGGACGGCAAGAAGCGATTTCCCGGCGTGGTGGTAAGCATCCGGGAACTGGTAAACTTACCGATTGTAGTGAAGGATTTTGAGACCGGTATCAAGACCGAGCAGGGAGAAGACCGCTGTATTGTGGCCATCGAAGTGAACGGCGAGGCAAAGAAATTCTTCACCAACAGCGAGGAAATGAAGAATATTCTCGCACAAGTGAAAGAAATGCCGGATGGCTTTCCGTTTGAAACGACCATCAAGACAGAGACCTTCGGCAAAGGTAGAACCAAATACGTGTTTACATGAGAAGAGTTGAAGGAAGTGCCGGTGTGTCGCTGATGGAATGCACGAACCCGGTTAAAGACAAATGGCGCATCCGCTGGGATGTGCAGGAGAAAGAGAACGGCTCTGCCTCCTACATGGAAGAGGAGTTCAGCCATAAGCCCACTGATGAAGAAATCCGCACATTGGTTATGTCCTGGTATAACAGCCAGACTGATGCAGCTATCCTGTCCGGATTCGTGTATAAGGATGCCCCTGTATGGCTTTCTACAGAAAACCAGTACAACTATAAGGCAGCATACGACTTGGCTGTTCAGACGGGCGGAGAGACCCTTCCAGTTACATTCAAATTCGGTTCGGATGAGCAACCCGAATACCATACCTTTGATAATTTGGATGAATTGAAGGACTTCTATACGAAAGCGGTAAGGTATATCCAAAAGGCTCTGGCTGAAGGCTGGAAGAAGAAGGATAAGTTCAATTTGGAATTATACCGGATTGAATGATTGACAATCCCACGGGGGAGGGATAAAAAAAGCCCCCGGCCTGTTAATTAGTCGTCTCACTTACTTATTAACACCAAAAACGCAGAACCGCGCGACCGGGGGCAAATACCCTCGCTCGCGGTTCTGCGTTTTTTTAAGATGTACGCATAAAGCGCATAAATAAGTGAGACAGTGCAAATGTACAAAATTTAACTGGATATGAAAGTAATTGAGATACTAAAATTGAACAGGGAGCTTTTAAAAACATGCCATTACATGGGCATACGACCCGATGATGTGCAATATATAGAACTATATAATGAATATAACAAGTTGCATACCAATGGTGAAAAAGTGTCTTATATCGTAGCAACGCTTTCCCTACGATATGGCATCAGTGAACGAAAGGTATATGACCTGATCAGGCGTTTTAAAACCGACTGCAATTTGTGTGCAGTGTAATCAGGACTTCCTCCCACTAAAGGCAAACTCCCCTACCCTACCTTTGTATCGCAATAAACAACATTCATATCATGAACAAATATTATCAAATCTTAGGCAAGGTGCTTTCATCCGGAAAGATGCAAAGCAATAAGAAAGGGAATATCCGCTACCTGCTGAATGAACAGCTGACGCTGCTCCCTGCCGACCTTCTGGATATATTCGAAGGGCATACCATAGCGCGGAAGAAGTTAAAAAACGAGCTACAACTGTTTATGAGAGGCGAGCGCAACGTGGAAAGATACAGAGAGGTCGGCATCAACTGGTGGGACTACTGCGGCTCAATCCTTGTGAACAGCTACCCAACCTATTTTGAAAAACTGCCGCCACTCATCGAACGCATAAACAGGGAAAAAAGGAACAGCAAAAACTATATATTGTTTCTCGGATCTACAGGAACAGAAAGTAACCAGGCTCCATGCCTTAGTCTTGTTCAGTTCCAGATAGAGCAAGGAGAACTGGTCATGACTGCCTATCAGCGAAGCAGTGATGCAAATTTAGGACTGCCGGCAGATATTTATCATTTGTACTTAATATCAAGGCAGATTGAGTTGCCGCTAAAATCCATCACCCTGAATCTGGGGAACGTGCATATTTACGAAAACAACATCGACAAAACAGAACAGCTGCTTGCCGGCAATGAAAATGTAAAATTTGAATTGAACGTATGAGAAAGATGTATCTGTCAGCCCCTCTCCCATTTGTCGGGCAAAAGCGCATGTTCGCCAAGGAGTTCATGAAAGTGCTGGAGCAATATCCGGATGGAACATTGTTTGTTGACCTGTTCGGTGGCTCTGGACTATTATCTCACATTGCCAAATCCCTCAAACCCCACTCTACTGTTATCTATAATGACTTCGATAACTACCGCTTCCGCATGAAGCATATTCCGCAGACAAATCAGTTGCTTGCTGACATTCGCGAAATGGTAGGGAATTCCGTACCACGTCATAAAATCATTAAAGGGGAACTGCGTGAACGAATATTAAGCCGCATCGAGCAGGAAGAGAATACCACCGGATATGTGGATTTCATTACCCTCTCCTCCTCTATCTTGTTTTCCATGAAATACAAACTGTCTGTTCAGGATATGCGGAAGGAAGCTCTGTACAACAATATACGTAAGACCGGCTACCCGGAATGTGCGGACTATCTTGAAGGGTTGGAAATCGTATCTTGCGATTACAAAGAAGTGTTCAACCGGTATAAAGATATTCCTGGGGTAGTATTTCTTGTTGATCCGCCCTATCTGTCCACTGACGTAGGAACCTATAACATGTACTGGAATATGGCCGACTACCTGGATGTGCTGAATGTACTGAAGGGGCATTCATACGTATATTTCACTTCCAACAAATCTTCAATTCTGGAGTTGTGTGAATGGATAGGTAGAAACAGGGATTTGGGTAATCCTTTTGAAAACTGCACAAAGGTGGAATTCAATGCTCACATGAATTACAGCTCTTCTTACACGGATATGATGCTTTACAAGAAAAAAGCCGCCTGATGTCGTTTACTTTGCCTGTATTGAACAAAAAAGCCGCAGACGGTAATTTATACGTCCACGGCTTTCCCTTTCTAATAAAGACGGCTATTGCATCCGCTTGATAGCCACACACTGGTACACCTCAATACTTTCCACAATATCCTCATGGTTGTGATTGGTATCACTCTCCACCAGGTCCAGCTCCAGAAAGGTTTCCCCACTCAAGCCGGCAAGCCGTGCATGAATCAGCCCGGGCAGGTCAAACACCTTCAGCGCATCTTCCTGCAGCTCGCTTCCATCAGCACTCGAACCTTCCCAGTCTGTCACGATGTGCAGCTTGATTAAAGGTTCTGCCCGGTATTCCACACCGGGAACAATCGCATTCCACTGTATAGGGCAGAATTCCACAAAGACAGCCGGACGCTCCCAGTTCTCTTCCTGCTCGATGAACTCCACATTGTGGTTCCACAAGTCTATGTGCTTGATAAGGTCAATGGCCTTCAGTTCGCTGCAAAGCAGCCGATAAAGTTCTTTTCTCATTTTCTTATGATATTATATTCAATGGTGAAATACTCTGTTAGATTCTCTTCTACAATCTCACGGACGGCTTTTTCCACTTCAGGCGATGTGCCGAGGAAACGGCGGCGGGGTATCTTGATGGTGCTTCCTTCTTTCTTTAAAGCCATGAACATCCAAAAATCGGCTTCTGTATCAAGCCGGGCATTTCGTTTGTCTTTCCGCAGCTTTCCGTCCTTTCTTCTCCCGAACGACCCAGTGGCCTCATAATACTTATGCCAGAAGAAACGCTTCATCCGCCCTGTCACCACTATTTCACCACCATCATTATGAATGGCCGCATAGGGCAGAGAAGTAAAGAAGGTAATGCTGTTTTCCGTCGTCCGGCTCCCAATACTTTTCCGAAGCGCCCCGGTATCTGTCAGTATGGCTCTGCCTTCATCCCGGATGGGGCTTTTCCGCCGCTGCCATTTTTCACTGAAAAAAGCCTGCCGCTCAAAGTTCTTGTCAAACTCATCGCTCATTTCCACCTGAATGTCTTTCAGTATCCGGGCCACTACTTTTTTAACGTCTTCGTTCATTCCCAGTCAAAGTTAAATTTCAATTGTACCGTATCGTCCGGCAAATCGTTTTTAGGGTCTGCGGACGCTTTAAGCATATTGTAGAATGTACGCTCACTAATAGCATACACAGGATATATGTACCGCCGCCATATTTCACGGTTCGGTACCCCGTGACTGGCATAATGGTCATATATCCTGTTTACTTCTGCTACACGCTTCTGATAACTAACTCCGTGCCGCTTTCCCATATAGGTTTAATCGTTCATAGATGGTTTTACTTTAGGTTTATAGGGACGGATGTCAAGCGTCATTTTTGCGCTTACCATTACCCGGCCACTTCCTTCGCACTGTCTGCAGACTTCCTCAACGGTTTCGCTTCGCTTCTTTCCAAAGATCCGAGAGGGATATTCTACAACTTTCTTCACTTTACCTGTACCGTGGCAAGCACGGCACAGGGCTACTTTCGGAGATTTCTCCACTTCTTGTATCATAGTTCTATAATTTATGATTCTGTCATTCCCAGTGGAATAGGTTTCCACATTCCGTTTTCGTTCTTGATTTCAGCACGGATGAACTGTTTGCTTACTTCCGGCTGGTAGGCTTCCTCAATGATGCGTACACCTTCAATGAAACGTTCATCTCCGGTTTCCATGGCCACTTTGCGAAGCTGCACAATGCGTGAAGCCTTCAGCGTACCCTTTGCATCACGGGCCAACAGACGAAGCACCATGCTCACCAGTGCCTTGGTCTTTTCATCTTTGGCCAAACCTTCGATATATTCCTTCACAATGGCTATACCGTCTTCCACCGTGTCACGGTAACCGTCGGTCACATACACACCCAGCGTGATTCGCTTGTCGCCTTCACTGTTAGTAAAGGTATGGCTGCGCTGGTCATCCTTCACCTTGGTCTTGAAAAGGTCTGCCTTCATTTCCAGAATGGTTTTGAAGTTGTCCATCACAGTCTGCTTGCTTGCCTTGATCTGCTCACTGATGCCCAGCAGTACCGGAATGGAGTTGGCTATCTCCTCATCCACCATCTGTTTGTACATTTCGCGGTCATTCTTGGCTTTTTCCTCTGCCGCTTTCTTTGCTTTTTCTCTCTGGAAGGCTTCAAATTCCGCCTTTTCCTCTGCCGTCATTACCACGGTCGTTTGTTTCATTTCTTCCATGATTCTTGTTTTTTGGGGTTATTGGTTTTCATAATCCTGCATTTCAGGTTCGTCTTCCATCAGCATAGCCTCTCCGTTGGCGTATGCCCAGTCAGCCAGTTCGCTATAAAACTCGGCTGCATCCTGCTTCTCCATATCAGAGGCAAGCAGGTTGATTTCCTTTTTCAGATTCTCTAAAATCTTTGTGTTTCTATTTTCCATATCCTATCAGTTTGCCGGAGCATCAGGGTCAATCTGAATGAGTGATACCATGCTCACGGGGTTAATCGTTTGCTTTTCTTTCCTGGGCTTCAAACCGCCTTTCCGTTGTATGGACCGAAGCTTTACCGCCAGTTCATCCAGTTCGTCCACCGTAATCTGTCTGAACGCCTTGCCGACTATTCGGGGATTACTGCAGAAGTCATTGATTCGTGCCCAGTCGGATGTATCTATGCCCAGCTTCTGCATCAGGTTCAGACAGAGACTCCGTTTCCGCCGCAGCTCCTCACGCAGCTTCTGTCGCCATTCGTCTTGTCCGCTCAGCTTCTCCAGAGCCGTACAGCAGGCTTCATACTCCTTGGCTGTCATTTCCTTCAGACTGTCCGTCCGGTTCCACGTGTACTGCAGCACAATGCTTTTCTTGAATTCTTCCCGGTCTCCTGTACAGGGCAGCTTGTTGAACAATGCATAGAACCGGGCGAAATTGGTTACTTCCTGTGCCATATCATTTGCCATTAAGAATCATTTCACATTCAGTTGATTTGGTACTGACACGATAAATTATCTTATCCGTCTTCACTGATTTAGCTTTGTATTCAGCCTCAATTTGCCCAGCAAATATCTTTTTGAATTCAGCACCCATTTTAGAAAGTATTTCCTTGTTGTACTCCCCGCAAAATCCTATGCGTGAAGATTGGATTTCACGAATATTTCCTCTATATACCGTAGCAGTCAACGTCATCACCACAACACCGGTTTCCATTTTTATTTTTCCCATATCGACCATTTTTACTCAAACAATACTTTAATGCCACACGAACTGGCCACATCAAGCTCCAGTTTAGCACCTTTGCTCAGTTCCCAATCCTTCAGCATATAGATATACTCACAATCCAGCAACAGGCGTATATCCGCCCGCATGTGCTCTCTCCAGTGTGCTTCATCCGGAAGTCCGTTTTTAAATGGATTCACCGGATTGAACCCCATAGCACGCAATCTGTTTTCAGCATCGAGGAACGCACCTTTGCGCTCATCGATATTGTAGTGGGCTATTGCCCCACTGATGTAAACTTTGTCTTTTTCCATATCACTTCTTTTTGATGTTGACTTTACAACTTGGATTCCATATCAGCACATTACGTGCAAACAAGACATCACCCGTTTCTATTACGACATGACCGGGCGTTTTCGCTCTTCTCACTTTCAGGTCACTTTGGATGTTTCGCTCCAGCCAGTCATCCAACACTGCCCTGCTGGAACTTCCGTCCAGCAGAATCTGGAACACTTCCGTTCCGGTGTAGCTTTCAAAAGCCTTTTCGTTATTATCCATAATCACTTTGGTAAATTATTACTTGTTTGAATGATTCCGTCCTCCCATACCACATAATAGCTTCCCGGGTCTCCAATGGCGCGGCCTTGACAATAAGCTTTATAACCGACCACTCGAATCTTCATATCACAGATATATTTCAATCTTACAGCACCGCCACCCATTGGCTGGCTCTTCTTTTCCTGGCTGATCCAGATGAAACATTTCTTCGGAAAGGTTTCCATCAGTTCCACAGCCTGCGGATAGTCCCACCCGGCCACCTGAAAGGAATCAATGATGATGAACTTCGGGCTTTTCGGCTTTTTCAGCCGGGCAATCACTTCCTCCAGACTGCCTTCTGTCACCACGCGAAACTTACCCTGCACCTCATTCATCTTCAAATACTCCATACGCCGTTGGAAACTTTGGTTGATTTTCTCTTCGTAACTCATGTACAGCACCGTCCCATAGTTACACAGTTCCTTTCCAAGCTGCATTACAAAACTGCTCTTCCCGCTGGCACTGGCACCGCTGATGAACCACGAAGCGTTCTCTGCCGGGAACCCGAAAGGTTTGCTCCATTTCTCATTCCACGGCAGAGTAACCCATTTCTTGGCGGCTATTTCCTTCGGACTGTACGCACGCTTCATTATTCCGCTGTCATTTTAAGTTTTTCAATCTCAGTATAAACTCTTCTCAAACCACCGCGTGTCTTCCGTACAATCTGGGCTATATCAGCACCTGCCGGGGCATTTACCTTGGCTACAATACGTGCCTGGTTGTTCAAGAACTGTTCGCGCTCCTTGCCATCATCCGGAGTCACCTTGCTGTACCGGTCACCATAACGGCTCAACATTTCGGTATAACCCACCTTCTTGCATTCTATGGAGCGGTTGATTTTCTCTTTCAATCCGTCTGCCCCCATCATGTACCAGGCGCAGCAGCGTTCAGTGGCATTCCACAAGGCCTTCAGTTCAAGGAAAGCTTCATACTGCAGGTCGCCTGCTTCATCGAGGATGATAAGCGGGGTTTCCATAGAACGGAGGTAATATACCAGGTCTTCATACACATCAGAATACTTTCCCTTACTGTCCACCCCAAACTCTGCAGCAATCTTGCGTACCAGCTTCAATTTGGTCTTGACCTGCGAGCAGTCGATATAAACGGCATTCTTGTGGCTCTGCACATAATAACGTGCCGTGAAAGTCTTGCCGATATTGGGCATGTCGCACAAGATACCCGACAGGCTGGACTGCTGTGAAAACTCCAGCTGGGCTGTGATATATTCAAATGTCGGGGTTTTAGCTGCTTTCCATTCCATTTCACCACGGAGGTTCACCCCTAATTTCCGGGCAATGCTTATCCAGTTGGCATCGCTCAGGGCTTTGTCTGTCTGTCCGTTTTTGATTGCACTGTACACAGACGTACTGATGCCCAAGGAGGCAGCATGCTTGGCATCACTGGGATAGTTCACACGGTTGCCGGCTATCGCTGCTATAATCTTCTGTTTTTGCGCTTCTGTAATCATAATTCTAACGCTGTTTTAATGTTGTTCTAATTCTGTTCTTACATATCACTGATGGCTCTCATTGCCTCGCTTATTCCGGAGTGCCATTCATAATCAGATTCCGGATCTGCCGACAAATCGGCTGGCAAATCATCGGATAGTTCCACCGGGGGAAGTTCCAGTTCCTCTTCCGGATCATCCGTTGGCTGATTGAGTGTACCGGTTCCCACCTTTCCGATGGCGTGGTCATTGAGGTATTTGCTGAAATGACTCAGAACTTTGTTTTGCTCTGTATAGGCTACCCGGTCTTCTTCGGTCTGTTCTGCCATCACCCGGTTGTAAGTCACTACCGGACGAACCTTGTCAAGGTAGCGGTCGTTCTGGTACAGGAAGACATCCGTAGGCTTACCCTCTTCATCCGGCAGATAGTAAGCCGTCACCTTGCGGTTGTTTGGTTCCAGCTGCTCCAGCACTTCCGGACCGCTCAGCCACCAGTCCGCATTTGCCACACGTACTGTGGAATTTCTACGAATACTGGTATCTACCTTTTCTCCGATATATCTGCTCAAGGTCAGTTTATCAAGCGGTCGAAGGGTCGGATTGATTTTGGCTACGAGCACATCCCAACGGGTCATTCCGGGGTATTTCTTTTGATTGGGGTGAAGCGTATTGTTCCATTCTTCACAATCGCGCCGGTCGTCCGCCACAAGCTCTTCAAACGTATAATACTTTCTGTCTTCCCAGGTGTGGTTGCTGCTGTCACTCACTTTCTTCTGGTCCACCCGCCGTGCACCTTTGTTATGCCAGCGGCCAATGGCTTCATGGTTCTTATGTGCTATGGTTGTCTTGAACGCACCGTTCAGAGCTTCAGCATATTTCTCCTGTGAGTTCTGTGGGGCACAGAAATGCACAAACTTAAATACCTCACCTGCCTTCAGAAATCCTCCTTTATACTTGCTCATCAAGTGCTGCTCCACCTCAATACCGGCTGGAATACCCCATCCGTTGCGTTCGATGAGCCGGAACATATCACGAAAACAGTCCACTACCAAGGCATCATCCTTATCCCGCCCGTAGGCCAGCCCGATACGGCACTGGCTCACCGCATCATAAGCATAATAGGCATGCACATACTCGCCGCCTTTCATCCGACGCGGCAAATCCACGTCATCCATCGTAATTTGTGACAAAGAGAACTCACCACCATGGCGGTGCATGTGCGGCATTTGCTCATGATAGAATTCCATACGTCCACGCAAGGCTTTTTCTATCAGCAGCTGGCTTGCCGGGTTATTCAGTATGTTCCGGATAGTGCTTTCGCTCAGTTCTTTCGGTTCCCCGTTCTTATCCGTAAAGTTTTCCGGATTGAATATCTCCCCTGTTTCCAGATCCCATACTTCCAGCTCACCGCATACAAACGACAGATACATTTCATGCACATCACTGCCGTATGGTTGGTTGGGAAGTACTTTCAAACTCATCACCAGGCGTTCGTCCATGTGAGTTACCTTCCGTTTGTTCTGGTTGCCGAATTTTCCGGTTATCAGACATTCGTAACCGTACTGCTTGTATTCGTTCACTTTCTTGCGGAAACGCAGGGTACTGGCAGGAAGGTCATGACCAAAGTCTTCGCGTAAGGTCTCGATGGTAGTGGCCATCATGTCCCAGTTATATTTTTCACCCATCAGTTTGCGGTAATCGTTGCTTCTGTTATAAAGCTTGATACAAGTATTCAGAACTGAAGCATTCACCGCATATTTCCGGGCAAGTTCGTCTGTAGCTCTGTTGCTGGAAGAATGGGAGGCCCAATCCAAGAAATAAGCTACTGCAGCCTGATCCAACACATAGTTTGACAGTATCCAGTGGCGAAGTGCCTGCTCTGTTCCTCCGGGGTTGTCTTCCTTTACCCGCTCCAGGCACTCGGTAGGCAGACTATTGAGGGCGACCAACGCGCAATTTCCAGCAGCACCTCCACCACGGCGCACCACCTTGATACGACCACGGTTCACCCAGTTCCTATAACAGGATTCGGTGATATAGCCGCCATCTATAAGTTCGCGTGCAGAAATACACTGTATGTTACCGTAATACACCAACATAGCCACCTCCTATCTTAATGCAGATGCAAACGCTTTTATGTGGTCAATTTCCGAAACCATTACATGCTCGTAAGTCTTCACAGTTTCTCCTTTGAATATTACCTGGCCGCTACCATCCTTACGGTCAAGCTCTATCAGAGCACCATTGGGGCAATATAGGCGGGATACTTTGTCATAGTCGTGAAAAACCTCCACCTCCGGAATAACAACCATCACAATACCGCCACGATCCATGGCCAACTTACGGATCTTTGCAGAAAGTTCGGAGTTGCCACGACGGTCATCAAAACGGATAGCGTTATAAACAGTCTTCTCTGTCACGTTGAGCGCCTTTGCAATAAAGTCGCGGTCAGCTTTCGTAATGTGAATGTACCTCTTGTTCATATCTCACTTATTTAATGATTAATATTGGGGGAAGGTTGCGGACTCGAACCGCAGACCATAGCCTCTCCGTAGGAGTTTGGCGTGTTCTACCAACTGAACTAACCTTCCGTGTGTCTCTCCACACCGTCACCCGTCTCTTAACGCCTTCCGGGTCG